ACGGAGAATGGCACGATTTTCTACACACAAGAGTTGGTGTTCCCGATTAACCGCATGACGCAAGCAGTGCGCAATGAACTGCGACTGGTTGGGTTGAAGAGGCTTATGGCTATTGTCACCGATAGAAATGGCAAATACTGGCTGCTTGGTCGCTCAAATGGATTGGATGTTACCGCTGGAACTGCGCAAACAGGAACGGCTATGGGTGACCGCAATGGCTATGAGATGACGTTTACGGGCATGGAGGAGTTGCCATGCAGCGAGGTGTCATCGTCAATAATTACAGCTTTGACCAGTGGAACGCAGATCACTGGCGGTTCGTAGCGTATATTAGCGTGCATTTTGGTTGGTTGGAGAACCCTGCGTATGGTGGCGCAGGGTTCTTTTTTTTGGGCTAACTTTGTTGTATGCGTGTATGTATCGTCTATAATCAGCATCCGACAGGGTGCAGCTATTACCGCTTGGAGATGCCAAGCAGTCGCGTCCATGAGATGTTCGGCAGCGAGGCCGAGTTCGTGAGCATCGCTGACGTGCGCACCATGAGCGATGAAGAGCTGCGGACTATCGACGTGTTCCTGTATAATCGCACTTGGATCGCAGGGCCAATTGAGGCGGTCAAGCCTGTCGCTGACATCCTACGACAGTACGGCGCGAGGATCATTCTTGATATGGATGATTACTGGCACTTGGGAACTGGCCACAGTTTCTACAAGCACTACCACGATACAAATATGTCTGCGATTGTCGCCGAACACGTCAAGCTTGCGGATGCGGTCATCACGACTACGACGTACCTCCGCGATGAAATCGTCAAGCTCAACCGCAACGTGACAATCTGCGAGAACGTGCCGCACCTGTTGTACGACCAATTCAAACCGCAACCTACCAAGAGCGAGCGCCTACGCTTCGGCTACTTTGGCGCTGCGCAGCACACCGAGGACGTGGCATTGCTGGAACTGCCACTGTCGCGCCTCTGCGACGATCACACGCTGGAAGGTCGATATATGCTGTACCTTGCCGGGTGGAATGAGGGCAACCCGATATATCAGCAGTATGAGCAGGTGTTCAGCAATAAGGGCAAGAACAACAACTACGGACGCATACAGGCGGCGGATATTTACAGCTACGTTGGCGGCTACAACTTCATTGACGTTGCGCTTGCGCCGCTTCGCGACAATAAGTTCAACAGGCTCAAGTCGGAGTTGAAGGTCACCGAGGCGGCTTGGATGAACAAGGCAATCATCGCCAGCAACGTCTGCATGTATGCCGACTGCATCACCGACGGCTGGGATGGCGTGCTTGTGGACGAAAAGCAACCGAAGAAGTGGTACAAGTCGATGAAGGCTATGATCAACGAGCCAGCGATGGCGCGTGAGATGGCGGACAGGCTGACGGCGAAGATGCAGAAGCGATTTGACATTGATGAAATCACCAGACGCAGGTTCAATTTGTACAAAAACGTGGCGAGGGATATTTCAATAAAAGAACTTCATGCTATACCTCAAGGCGAGCCAGAGCAACACGATAGCGGTGACGTGGACGGAGCGCGCGAACAGCGCGACGGTCTACCGCTTGCGGCTGACGAACTTGGCGACGCTGGAAGCCACTGACATCTACCTCAACGCGATTGACAACCTGTCGTCCTACGAAAGTCGCTACGACAAATTCGCCTTCACCTTGGGCGCACTGGAGAAAGGGCAATATCGGTACGAGGTCACGGAGAACCCGACAACCTACGCTGCTGGTGACTTCGTGCAAGGCGGACTATACACGTTTACCGATGGCGGCTATGCCTACATCTCCGCGGCAGTGAATCAGTCGAGCAACGCAGAGTGGGGGTGTCAAGGGACGCTGATACCCGAAGGGCTAACACCCGAAGCAATTGGTCAAGGCATTGTCAACACAGCATCAATTGTTGCAGGTTGCGCAACAGCAGGCATAGCCGCGAGGCTTGCCAATGACTTGGTGCTGAACAACTTTAGCGACTGGTTTCTGCCGTCCCTGGAGGAGTTAGGAATGATGTGGACGGAGTTAGCCAGCGATGGTCTTGGCAGCTTCGCAAACCACACCTATTGGTCATCGACGCAGGCATCAGCGACGCAGGCGTTCACGGTTGACATGAATAACGGCAACCAAGGCACGCACAGCAAAGGCAACACCTCCAACCGCTATACGCGTGCTATGCGTCGCTTCCTGCTACCTACGACGAATCCGCGTGTCCTTGAAACAGGATTGGCGATGATTGAAACGACGGAGGGCAGTTTCACGAGTACAACAAACACGATCGACTACGTTTCTTATGACTAAACTGAATTTTAGCTTCATCCCACAGGCGGACTATCGCTACCCTTTGATGCTGCAAAGCAAGGCTAACGACCTGTACACGTTTGGGGAGATGAATGACTACCCGTATTATTTGCTCGACATATACAAGAAAAGCGCCAAGCACAACGCCATCATCAACGGCAAGTGCAACTACATCGCCGGCAAAGGCTGGGCAGTAGATGCGGATAAGACCACTGTCGCGCAACAGGCAAAGGCGGAGGCGTTCATGGCTGACGTGAACGAAGACGATGACCTCAACGACCTGACGCAAAAGTTCGTTTTAGACCTTGAGCTGTTCAACGGCTTCGCGCTTGCAGTCACGTGGAACAGGGGCGGCGGCATCGCCTTTATTGAACATGTGCCGTTTGAAAAGGTGCGCGTGTCGCTGGATGATACGATGTTTCTGATTGCCGATTGGTACGACGAGCGTATGATCCGCCAGTACCCGAAGGGCGCGGAAGTTGAGCGCATGCCCAAGTTCGACCCGAATAACCGCGTCGGCAAACAGCTGTTCTATTATCGCCACTATGCGGCTGGCGTCAAGCACTACCCACTGCCGAACTACCAGGGCGCACTGGCTTACATCGAGTGCGACGTTGAGATTGCGAAGTTCCATATCAACAACATCCGCAACCAGTTCTGGGGAGGGCAGATGATCAACTTCGCCGATGGCATCCCGACGGATGAGGAGAAGCAGGAGATTGAGCGGCAGATGCGCAACAAGTTCAGCGGAGCGAACAACGCAGGGCGCTTTGTGCTGACCTTCAGCACCGGAAAGGAAAACGCGCCGAGCATACAGTCGCTAACACCAAGCGACCTTGATAAGCAGTTTGACCTGCTGAATAAACAGATCCAAGAGGAGATTTTCGTAGCGCACAACGTCACCTCGCCGATGCTGTTCGGTATCAGAACCGAGGGGCAGCTTGGTGGCAGAAAGGAACTGTCGGAGGCGTACGAGCTGTTCAAGAACACCTACATCATGAACCGCGTTTTGATCGTCGAGCGCATGATCAACTACCTCACCTCATTCAACGGCTACGAGTGCCTCTATCTTCAGCCTTTCGATCCGATCACTGAGCAGCTTTCCGAGCAGGCGCTGATGCAGATTTTGACGCAGGACGAACTACGCGAGAAGGCAGGCTATGAGCCACTGGCAGAGGCGACACCCGACGCAGGCGAAGTGGCCGTAGAAGCGAGCGCAGGCGTCAACGAGGCTATCAAGACGCTTTCAGGGAGGCAGTACCAAAACCTTATGCGTATTGTGCGCCACTACTCACAAGGCAAGGTCACACTCGAACAGGCGCGCACGATGCTGACGGCTGGCTTCGGCCTCAACCCGGAACAGGTTGACCAGCTACTGGGCGTGAAAGAGCAGGCGTTCACGGATGAAGCTGATGAGTTGGAGTTCTTGGCGCAAGTCGGTCAGCAGTTCGGTGAGGCGCGTGAAAGCTTTGAGGTGCTGCAAGAGCGCGAATTGGACTTCAACGAATACGGCGAGGCGGAGTTCTTCATGCAGTTTGCCGTTTCCGACCAAGATAAGGCGCTGGACGACAAAATCGTAAAATATAGGCGCAAACGCGAGGATGCGACAGTTGAAGAGATGGCCAAGGAGTTCGGGGTGAGTAAGGCGCGCATCCGCAAGCGCATCCAGTACCTCCTGCAAGTCAACAAGTATCCGTTGAAGCGCGGCATAGGTCAAGCGACCAAAGAGGAGAAAGTGCCTGAACCTATCGTCGAAGTGCGCTATCGCTACGACTGGAGGCCTGAATATCGTGGGTTGAGCAAGGCTGACGGCTATGATAAGAGCCGCAAGTTCTGCCAGGTAATGATGGACTTGAGCAGCGCACGCCTATACACACGCGACGACATCAACCAGCTGACGGCGTTGATGGGTTACAGCGTATGGGAGCGCAGAGGCGGATGGCTGACGCTGGAAGATGGCAGGCACCGGCCAAGCTGCCGCCATATGTGGGTGCAGCAGTTGGTAATAAAAAAAGGTACACAAGTTGAAAGAATTGTCGAATGAGCAAGGCACTATTCATAAGCGAGAACACGCTACTCGAAAACAGCGTAATAACCGAGAACATCAGCTACACGCAGATACGTCCCACCATCGTCAAGGTGCAAGAGATGCACATCCAGCCAGCGGTGGGATCGGCGCTTTACGCGGAACTCGTGACGCAGGTCATTGCCGGAACTTTGTCGGCGAACAACACCACGCTGATGCAGACCTACATTCAGCCAGCGATCATTCAGTGGATGTACTTTGAACTTCCGATGGTGCTGGCGTTTAAGTTTATGAACAAGGGCATGGATCGTAGGAGCAGCACGGAGTCGTCACCAATGAGCGAACGTGAGATGACGCGCTTGATGGACAAAAGCCGCGACGATGCGGAGTGGTACACCGAGCGCATCACGCGTTATTTGCAGGAGAACCACACGCTGTTTCCGCTATTCGATAATCCTCCTGTCGCCATTGACACGATCTACCCAGCCAACAGCGCCTACCAGACCGGCATGGTGCTGGGGCGCAGGGGCAGGTATCGCGATCCGCTGGACTACCCGGAAAACAGACGCAACTACTTTTAATGGCGCATAGCAAAAACATAAACAAACTAAAGCAATTTTATGA